CTCCCACAACCCAGGAGATTTAATAATGGTGGCTGGGAGTGTCAAAACACATCATGCGCGACCTTACGGCCACGCACGAAGCGCCTTGACACCTTAGATTTGCGCTCCAAAAGGAGCGCAAACCAATCACATCCAACCCATCCACCACGCAAATACGCATTTAGCCCAAATTTATCAGCAGCTTGTAGTGCCAAAAACTTATGTCGTTCATATGTTTCATGTCCCAACATAAATGACTCCAACATAAACGAATCCAAGACATTCGCCAAGCGAATAACCTCAGATGTTGTGCTTGAATCACGACCCCACACAAGCGACTTGGTCAAAGACTCCAAAGCCAACGGCGATAAACAAACACCATCACAATCAACAAACGTACGTTTCAAAAAAGTTACTTCATGCCACTCATGAAACGTAACGAGTTGTGACGTTTTCGCAGCATCAGTGTAAAATACACCGATGTCCTTCAAACTATTAGATACAGATATCAAATTGAAGGACTGGCGCTTAGAACTTACAATATTGTCGTCTCCATACGTGATAAGGCGAACATTGGCATCAAATTCATCCAAATTGCCATGTTGCATGTGCCAGGCTAAACGCATATACAAACTGTTTACTATACTATTAAACACCACGGTACCAGGATTACCACTTGGATTAGAGCCATTAAAACGATACAAATCACCAAACACGTCTACTTTGGGATGTGCCAACGCAGCACACAACGAACTCACAATACGCAAATCACCATCACTATAACCTGCTGCTTGGCACAACAACAACATAACTTGCCCTGCGGCTTCCATAATCTGCGAAGACATATGTTGGTCAAAATTAGAATAATCACCTGCAAATGGTCTCCCAAACTCAAGATATGCGCGTATATCATTCCAATCATCGCAATGCGGGTCCATCCCAACCGCCATCTCTGAAGTAAAGTTATAAGTTTGAAACAAAGCAAATAACGATAGACAATACTGTCGCACTAAAAACAAACCTTCAAAATTCATACATTGGAAAATGCGCACTTTCCCTATCGCAACTTTTTCCAACGATATAGGCTCATCTTTAAAATTGCTAGTAAACCAAAAGCCAGGCAAAATACCGTTAATGCAATCACTACGCATATCACTCACTGAATCTTTCAAAGTAGAGGTTAATATCTTTGCCGGCTGTCCATCATACTCTATGTGCGGTAAATGGTTATATTTACTGCCATTACGAGGCGGGCCCATACTAGTTGACCAATCCATGGCATTAATCATTGGATCACCTACAACGCCATTGAGAGCTTCAAATTCTGACAAAACACGAACATAGCTTAAATCAACACTTTGAAATCGGGCGAAATAATGCATAACGCAATCACGCAATGCTCCCGGGTCAATAGGCATATGGTCACAAATAACGTTTTTGAAATAAGCACGAATAGGTTGCCAACTAGGCACTTCAGCATTAAAGTAAGGCACTACTTTCTTACTACCCAACCCATGCTGTTCCCAAAACAGCGCAAAACAATTCTTACGTAGCTGCGACTTAAAAGCACGTCGGAAATTAACACCACCATGCAATGTGTGCGCATCAGAGCAATGAACTACTGGTTCTACACCAGGCCCTCCCACAACGAGCCAGCGATAAGGTGACTTCTTATGCAATTCCACTACACTAGTTGATTGCTCATGCATAGCTGACACGGAACTAACCAAATCAACAACAGGCAACCCATCTAGCATGCCAAGCAACCACTCAGTGTCAACCACTTCACCAAAACATTGTGCGTCGTTACCAGCAGTATGCGTGGCAACGATAAAGTTACGCTTAGCGCTAGATACACAATAAACACTACCACAGTCACCTTGAACTGTCGGTTTAGCAAAAGTACCCAATATGCCTGGCACATTCCTCCGCATCCCGTTCTTACCCGAGATGGCTGGCAAAACATAATAATGTGCAGAACCCGTCTGGTCAGTAAATTCACTACCCGTAAAACCGAATAAGTGAACCTCGTCACGAAACTTTGAACTAACGCCTGTTGAATCAACAAAGTACTTAGTAATGTCTGCAAATTTATTCACATTTTCAAATTTAACCAACGCATGGTCACCACTCTCGTGAAAATAAACTGAATCCATACACACAACACTCCGTACGACGTTAACATCAGCAGCATGCCGCAGATTACGAGAATAACGAATTTCGACTGTAAAAACACGCCGCGTACCTGCAACCTGGCGTAACCAATGTTTAGGCACTAAGGCATAGGTACCACGCACAAATAATGCGTTAACACCAACTTGCGTAGGGATAGTATTATTAGCATCAAAATAGCGCAAACGCGCCAAATTGCCGCAAACTCTAGCCCTAAAATCATCAGGACGTATAGAACGCATAGGATCAGTGACACAATCAGTTGCATCCCGCGTAGACCGCTGCCACACATTAGGCACAACTGGTGCCTCAATTTCACCATCATCCTCGATAGCCTGTGAATACATAGTGCGCACATGACTAAATAAGACCGCTGCTACTGCAACTGTAGCCACCAGCCCCAAAACTGCTATTACTAAACGATAACGCCGATTGGCAAACCATAAATAAGTCCTTCTAAACGACATTAAAATAGAAACAGCAAAATCCAGCCAACTCAAATACCAGCGACGAACAAACAAATTAAACATATAAGCCCAATGATGGCAAACACGCATTTGGTAAGCTAACTCAAACAAATAACCAACATGATAATGTTCAGCAATACGCCTAGCCGGCAATATAGCCAAACAACAAATAATTGAACATGCAACAGATAGTACGAAAAATACGAATTGGAGACAACTCATCAGAGACGAAAACACAGTACGTACTACAAAGGCGTCATTACTTTGCATTTCCATGTTGCATGTACACGTATGCGATGATCGACCACAAGCGATGCAACACACACTGCGCTCAGATTGTTTTATACTACGCAAAAGAGCTTTCTGATTAATGAAGTGATCTTGGGTCGCCTGCAACAACCAATCCTCCAATTCAGCCAATGTATGTATATTGGCAATACACTCGTAACGAACTTCGCCAGCGTTAGTAGGCACAACACGCTCTATACAAATATCCCACAAATCACGTGCACTGCCAATAGCAGCCGGATTTAAACGAGTGCCTTCCGCATATTGCGATTTTACAACAGGCGTCAAAACATATGGGAAGCGTCTCAATATTGCTGGAGTAGAGGAAGCAAAAGCATGAGCATGTAAATTCTTCACATTAGTCGTGGCAATAAAAATATACGGAGCAACACACACGTTTCCCTTATCTGTCAAAGAAGCCATAGGCGGAAAAAATGGTACATTATTACTTACGCAAATAACATCTTGCAAGCTAGTAACCCAATCTGGGGAAGAATTGGGTTTCTTACTTGCCAAATCATCCATGACATAAGCCCAAGATGAATTTTGATACCGTGTATGATAAGCTTCTGTCGAATCTCGAATATAAACGCGAGAATGATCCAACGGCGCATCATCAGGGTCAGGCATATGCATATTTCTTTGACTAAACATATCAAGTATGATGCGATATAAAGTCGACTTACCGACACCTGAATCACCGTACAATAACAAAGAAAATGGAGCTGATCGAAATGAAACAGATTGCGACTTTAACTTCAATTCAACAATACACACCTCTAAACGAGACAAGGCATTCTTAACTGCAAACTGGTGCCGGGCACTAACCACTTTAAGCAATGATTGCCCTTTCTGTTGTAACACACATGCCTGTTGTTGCAAAGCCGACACATTATGTAATGGGGCTAGCTCCAAATTAACCATATTAGAGCGCAACAATAACGCATTCACTTCGTCTACAAAAAGTAAATGATCACCAGACACGCGCAAAAAATCTGTAAAAGAACCAGTCTCATAATATGACTTACAAGCGCGTGATAAAACACTAATATGCTCAGTGACTTGTGCAAACGCATCCAAAGCTTTATTAGCAGACGAAGACTCAGATACAGCTGTAAAAACATGCTCAAAATCCGCTAAATCAAACTGCTTTACAGTAACTAATAAATAAGCCAAAGTGGCAAGTTTCAAAGCGGATTGTAATGTATTAGAACTACATAAAGTGCGCGCAAAAGCAATAGGATCAGCTTGCGAGACAAACGGTGCAGAAGCCGCATTCAAAAAACTAGCTGATAAAGTGGATCCACTCGCCATGGCTTGAGCAAATTTATTACGCATAACATTAAATGCATTAGGACAATTAAACTCCGGGTATAAATCATTAATGACCGATAACAAAGTTAAAAAAC